AGAACACTCAAGTGTATTTAGATTCTTCAATACAGGTATACTAGTCAAATTCGGACAATTATAACAGCAAAGGTAAGTTATATTTGTCAAATTTGGTATCTTTGTCAGAGTTGGACAATCCATACAGACAAGTCTGGTTAAATCCATGTTATACTTCTTTTGACATATAATACACATTTTCCTATCATAAACAATGATAGGAAAAATCAATTGTTAAGATTCTAGTTGGGCTCTATTAACGAAAATATTTTGGTTTAAATAGTTACTGGAAAATTAATAATGTCGAAATATGGAGAAGGAGAAATATACTTAATCATAGACAAGACAAACAACATGAAATATGTTGGGCAAGCAAGAAGTTTTAGAATTAATGGTGGTAAAGCTGGTACATTTCACAGATGGAGACAACATGTAAGCGATTCTAATAATGGTAGATTTAGGTGTCCTGAACTAGAAGTAGCTATGTTTGACCATGGAATTGATAATTTTACAGTAGAAGTATTACTTAAATGTAATTGGGAATATATAATTTTTTCGAAATAAGAATGATAGAGTTATACGATACATTATATCCGAAAGGATATAATCTTACTTCAGGAGGGCATTCTAGTAATGAATTTACAGCTGAAAAAATCTCAGAAGCTCTAATAGACTTTTATGAAACACCTGAAGGTAAAATTAATAAAGAAAATGCACATAAAAAACGTTCAATAACTATGGAAATTGAAAGAGATAAAATTAGAAGCACAATAACAACTAAAAAATGTTGTACTTGTGGTATAGAGAAAGATATAACTATGTTTCATGTTAAAAGTGCTCAACGAGATGGCTTACAGTCAAATTGTAAAGAGTGTAATAACTTAATAAAGAGAGAATGGAGACGTAAAAATAAAGAAGTTAGACCTCCAGGTAAAGTTTTTAAATGTAGTAAATGTCCCAAAGCATATTCACTAAAAGATTCATTAAAAAGACATATGAATACAGAACATAGTTCTAAATAGAATGTTTTTATACCTATGGATATAAAAACCCTTTCGGGGACCCTGACCACACAGCCAAAGAGGAACGATAGGGATTTGCCTCCCTTCAACGTAGACTTTCTACCGATTGTCCTATATCTCTGGATTTGTGTAAATGCTTTACTTTAAGCTTTCAGACCTCAACGTTGCTATCTTTCACTTTCCAGTTGAACTCTCGCCTGAATAAGGCGATAGTATAAACGTTGTAATTTGAGCTTTCGATATTTCATTTAGACTTCTCAATGATACGAGAAGTTTTCTTTTGGCAAAGTTTATCGTTTCGTGTGATCAGGGGACCCCGAAAGGTGGTATCTCTTACAAAACCAACTGAGTTACAGCGTTAGACTCACTTAACACTAAGTCTACCTCCTTTTCAAACTCAGTTATTTCCGAGTCCAAAAGAGCAGTAGCTTTGTCAATGTTAATTGGGTCTACTACCTCTATCTTGTTATTCCTTAGAAAAGGCTCACTAATAGCAGTAGTATCAGCTGACTCTTTTCGTTGACTACCCAAACTAGCATTAAGTAATGAATCAAGACGTGCTTGGACATCGTGTTCATGAGCCTTAACACATTGGTCAACAAAACTACGTTGTTCACGCAATTTTTTCAACAGTTCACGTTTCTGAGAAAGATGGTCTTTCTTAGCAATAGCCTCAGCTACTGTATAAGTCTTACCAGAAATAGTTACCTTGGTAGTAGCATTACTAATCACCAAGGCAAACTTTATCTTCTCATATCGAACCATAAGGTCGTTGACAGCTTGCCAATTAGCCTTAGTATCGTTAACGTGGTCTTTCCATGATTTTCCAACTGTCTTAGTACTCACGAAGACCGTCTCATTTTGAAGACGGTCTATACGCTTTTGTAATGTTTTTAACTCGGCTAACGCTCGAGTTACCGAAAAACTTTGTAGACTCATTCTGGTTTTATTTTTCTACTCTTTAAATACATTTTTGTGTCACCAAAATGGTGACACAAAAATGTATTTATTCTACTACCATACTTATATTATTTTGTATACAATAATTACCTACATTTATCATTTCAGATAGACCTATGTACCCTGTTCCTATTCTAGCATGACTATCTTTACAACAACCCTTATCACCCTCCGAGTCATTGTAGTGAACTAATCCTATCGGTACCTTATTCTCTTCTAACATTCTTATATAATCCATAGGTATATATCCAGCTGAAAATACATGACATGTATCTACACAAATCTTCACCTTTCGTCGAACCTCATCAGGTAGATTATTATAAAACACCACCATCTCTTCCGGATGACTTAGTAACTCTCCTGTCTCCCCAGCTGACGTCTCTATCAATAATGGACATTCTTCTGTAGCGTCACACACACTTTCTACTACCGAATAAGTCATATTATCATACGCAGTAGCATACTCTACATCTTTAGTTTTTATGCCACAATGTACTACTACACCTTTACACCCTATTATGCTAGCCGTATTAAGATTTTTCTTCAAACTATTTACAACCCAATTATCATCATATTTCTTAGACAAGTTCAACGTGTAAGGAGAATGTACATACACTCTATATTTTGAATTTATAACAAGGTCAGAAAGTTTTTGTAACTCTGAATCTGTAATCTTAAAATCTGCCTTAGTTCTACCAGCGAAAAATATCTGACAAGGTATCATCGGATCATGATTTTTAATAGTATTATACAAAGTCTTATCTTTTGATATTGTAGCACCAACATATGGATAAACAGTTAGCTGAAACATAATAATATCTATTGGTGAAGGAGATAGCCTTTCTACTATCTTTACACAATCACAAAGTTGATTTAAGAATGGTTTCCAATCCCAGCCAGAAATTTTGACTTTTACTACTTTTTTCTGTGCGGGAAGTATAAGTCCTACATGTGTAATAATATTTGGATTTTTCTCATTATATAACGCATAGTAAGATAAGAGTTGAAAAATAGTTAGTATTCTCATCTTACTAAAACGTCCTGTAGTTTTGATATCATATATACAGTTATCAATAATTACGTCAGGATGACCAGAAATATGTACAGAGCCAGAAGAATAACTCAACTCCGGTTCAAATTGTATATCTTCAGCTTTGTAAAAATTTTCACAAATAAAATCAGAAATTTCTTGGTAATAGTCCTTGTCTTTGGTAAATTCCTCTTTAGAAACTTGTTTCTTTTCGTTATCAAACATAAGATAGAGGTTATAGGGAGAAATGTCTTTTACCTTTGACTCAATGTTATGTTGTAGTGAGAGAATTTTTCTTATAAAGTAATCACAAAATAATCCGAAAGATGAATAGCCCATATTTTTGACTAATTTCGGAAACTTACCACCAATCGTTGGGACAGTCTTCGCTGTAAACATCGGAGAAACATCGGGGAGAACTTTGTCCTGCTTGAGAGTCTTATAATTCAAGTGAGGTATAAGCGTGCGTACACGATTAGTGCGCACACGATGAGAGATATAGTCTGTCATTTATGCCTTCTATGTATATTTTCTAGAAAAATCAATTAGTGACGTAAATTTTGTCCTTACCAATTAGGTAAGGACAATTAGGCAAGGACAATTAGGTAAATTACATAACACATCTTCTAATCTAACCCTAATTCATCACGGTTTCTAAATCTAAACTTCTCAACAATTCTGAAAGTGTCAGTTATCAATTTTACCTTGTTGTCAAAAAGTGTAGATATCTTTGTAAGCTGTATATTTGTATACTCGCGAAGCTTCATTAACTGAACCACGTCTTCGCTTTCCATCGTTAAATTTCTGTTCTTTTTGTGTTCATTCCATTTCGTTATAAGACTACGTACAATATCATCACATGCATTTGAAAACATAGAATATACTTGGTATATTGCCTCTAATTTTTCACGTCTTTTTTCCCTCATTTTGATTACTCTCAACCAATCTTTTTCTTCCAGTTCATTCATAAGATATTTAACCCTCAAGTCCTGATATTTATTTATTCCTAATATGTGTTGCATGTTAGTACATTTGTCTCTAAGTTCTCCAGAAAGTCTGTGTGCGTCTTCTACCAAAAATACAATTTGCTCATTTTTCTCAAAACGCAGAAAATCAGAAAACATCCTATTATCTATACCACCACACGGAATATCCCTCGCATCTCTAACATTTCCACCAGAATTTCTCAACCACTCAAAGTAGTGAGGATTGTGTACTCTCCCTTTTTCTACCTTTCCTGTAACCCAACTGAATGCCGTGTTACAACTCACACAAAACATCTGGTCACACCCCTCTGTCTTGTAAATTAACACTTTACAATTCGGACATGGCTTAGTATCTTTTTGAAGAAGTTTTACAGTTTCTAGGAGCTCGGGGTTACAATCAGAACCCTTATGTTTGACCGCTCTACACTTTTTACATGCCTCTGTT